TTCATTTACACCTAGTGTACATACAAAACATCTAAATGTAGAATATATTCAGTGTGATACTGAACGTGCTTTGTTATTTAAGTTTATGGACTGGTGGAAAGAAAACTGTCCTGATGTTATAACAGGTTGGAACTCCTCTCTGTTTGACATTCCTTATCTTGTTGCTCGTACTGATAGACTTTTGGGAGACGATCATAAAAAGATGTACTCTCCTTTTGGTTTGGTTTCTCGTCGTGTAATTAACATGCAAGGCAGAGAACAAACCACATACGACATTCAAGGTGTTGCACAGTTAGACTATTTGGACTTGTATAAGAAGTTTACATACACTGCACAAGAGTCCTACAAACTAGATTATATTGCTGAGGTAGAACTAGGACACAAAAAACTAGACAATCCCTTTGACACTTTTAAAGAGTTTTACGACAACGACTGGAACTTGTTTGTTGAGTATAACATTATTGACACCGTCCTTGTTGATGAACTAGAGGACAAGATGAAGTTGATTGAACTTTGTCTAACTATGGCATACGATGCTAAGTGTAATTATCAAGATGTTTTTTCTTCTGTTAGGACTTGGGATTGTTTGTTGTACAATCATTTGATTGATCAAAATGTTGTAATACACCAGCGCCCGGAACGTCCAGCAAGAACTATTGCTGGTGCTTTTGTACAAGAGCCTATTGCAGGACAATACGAGTGGGTTGCATCTTTTGACGCTACCTCACTTTATCCTTCTATTATTATGCAGTACAATATGTCTCCTGAAACTCTTGTGCCAGGTAATACTTATGATGTAACTGTTGATAGTTTGTTAGATAGAAAAAACGATCTATCTGATTTGAAGAAAGATGACTATGCAATGACTGCGAATGGTTATTGTTTTACACGAACACGAATGGGTTACTTTCCTGAAATTGTTAGTAAGTTTTTTGATGACAGACAAAAGTATAAGCGTCTAATGATTGACGCTCAGAACAAATATGAGGAAACTGGAGACAAGAAGTATCAGAAGGATATATCTAAATTTAATAACTTCCAGATGGCTCGTAAGATTCAACTAAACAGTTTATATGGTGCAATGGCTAACGAATACTTTCGTTATTATGACGATCGAATTGCAGAAGGCATTACCCTGACTGGACAATATATTATTAGGCAAACTGCTACTGCACTTGATACGTTTATAAACAAGGTGTGTGATACTGAAAATAAAATGTACAGTTTTTATTCTGACACAGACTCATGTTACATTACTCTAAAGCCTCTTGTAGATAAGTTTTTTGCAGACAAGCCTAAAGAAAAAATTATTGACATTTTAGATAAGATTGGTAGTGAGCAGATAGAGCCTTGTATTGATAAGGCAATGCGTAATCTAGCTGACTACACAAATGCTTTTGAACATAAATTGTTCTTTAAGCGTGAGGCGATCGCCGATAATTGTATCTGGGTTGCTAAAAAACGATACGCTATGAATGTTTACGACAACGAAGGTGTTCGTTATAAGGAACCTAAACTAAAGGTTATGGGTTTAGAAATTGTTCGTTCCTCTACTCCTGGTTGTGTTCGAGACAGTCTAAAAGAAGCAGTTCGTATCTGTCTTACACAAGATGAAAATGCTTTGCACAAGTTTGTAGATGCCACAAAGGCGGAGTTTAACAACAAGAGCCCTGAAGAGATTGCCTTCCCTCGTGGTTGTAATAACTTAGCAAAGTATAGAAGTGCTTCTCACATTTATGAAAAAGGAACACCTATTCATGTTCGAGGTAGTTTACTGTACAATTATTATTTAAAAGAGAACAAAGTTGAACATAAGTATGAGGACATTAAAGAGGGCGATAAGATTAAATTTTTGTATCTCAAGGAGCCCAATGTAGTTAAGGAGAACTGTATGGCATTTATTGGAACTTTGCCGAAAGAGTTTGGCGTACACAAATATATAGATTATGACACAATGTTCCAAAAGGCATTTTTAGAACCTATGGATACTATTGTTAAAACTATGGGTTGGAATACAGAACCTCAAGCAACATTAGAAGATCTGTTCTCATGAGTTGGTGGGATAGATTAGTAGCACGCATTATTGCGTGGTTTGAGCGTCCGGTGGAAGAAAATCCTCTCGATAAGGCGATAGTAGAAAAACTTCCACAAGAAGGTGAAGTAAATAAAGTTTATCAAGCACGTTGGGTTTGGTACCATACAATACTTGCAATAGAATTGTTTTTTACTAATCTTCTTTTGTTGTTAATATTGTTTGTAGTAGCATTAAAATTATGAATTTATTTCTTTTTCAAAACAAATACACTTACTTTGAAAGTCCTTGGCCGCACATTGTAATTGATAACTGTTTGCCTGATGACATTGCCAAAGAACTCTCAGATACATTTCTTGAAAAAACAGAGCTCTGGGATGAACTAAAGAATCAGAATATGAACAGCCTGTACAAGATGAATGTTTTGTTGTCAGGTATATTTAATAAGGATTTGGTAAACGTTTATACTGATGAATGGAATTTAAACGTACATGTTGCATCAACAGAAACAGAATTAATTAGAGATTGGCACATAGATGGGCTTGACAAACGATACCAAATTATATTATACTTAGGGGATATGAAGTGCGGTCAATATGAGATGAAAAATAAAGATGGATGGACTAAAACTATTCCATATAAACATAATCGTCTTTTGGCTTGGTATAACAATACCACCGATAACCCAACTTATCATAGATTTTGGACAGGCGATAAAGACAGGCATACAGTTAACATGCCAATATACAGGAAAAAATAAATGAGATTATTAATTGTAGGATATGGATTTGTAGGTAAGGCAACAGAGTATCTTTTTAAAGACTCTAATGTTGAACTAGATATTCATGATCCAGCACAGGGGTATAATAATAAACACCAAGTGTATGATTATATATTTTTGTGCGTACCGACTGATTTAGATAGTGGAACTAAAAAATTAAATATTGAAACTCTTAAAACAGTATATGAGGAATGGAAAGATAAAGGGCGTACTGTCGTTAGAAGTACTATTGGTCCTGATCAAGTAGAACAATTTCCAGAAGCAATTATTATGCCGGAGTTTTTAAGAGAGAAACATTGGAAGGAAGATGTAGACGATACAAACTTGCCTATTATTCTTGGCGGTGAACATGTTTGGTGTGAGCCACTATACACGAAAACTTGCACGCTAGGAAAAGGATATACAATCTTTGTGAGTGCCAAACAGGCTTCCATGTTTAAAATGGCTCGTAATACTGCTTTAGCTATGAGAGTAGCATTAGCAAACGAGTTTAAAGAAATTTGTGACAGATTAGATGTTAGTTATGATGTGTTGCAAGGAATGCTTAGTCGCGACAAAGTAATTGGAGGTACACATTGGCAGGTACCTGGTCCAGACGGCAAAGTAGGTTTCGGAGGAAAATGTTTGCCAAAAGACTTGACACACATGAGTACTCTATGTTATAATGATTACAATATAATGGAAGATGCTGTTAAGGTTAATATGATTCGTAAAGTAAAAGAAATTGGAACCATGTTAGACTCGGCACATGCACATTTCCAGTAAGGAGAAATATTATGAGTTTGATTGATAAACTAAAAAAGAATTCTACAATTAAAGAATCGGAAATCCTGACACAGTCTAAGTTTTTTACTTCTAAAGACTTGATTCAGACACCTGTTCCTGCACTTAACGTTGCGTTGAGTGGTAGACTTGATGGGGGACTTACACCTGGACTAACTGTTTTTGCAGGTCCTAGTAAGCACTTTAAAACTGCTTTTGCTATGATGTTGGCAAAGGCATATCTAGACAAATATGATGATGGTGTTGTTTTGTTTTATGACTCGGAGTTTGGTGCTCCTCAGAGCTATTTTAATAGTTTTGGTATTGATACTGATAGAGTTGTACATACACCTATTACTGACATTGAACAGTTAAAACATGATAGTATGTCTCAGCTAAATGGTATTGAGAGAGGCGATCATGTGATGATTATTGTTGACTCTGTTGGTAACTTAGCAAGTAAGAAAGAGGTAGAGGACGCTCTAGAAGGTAAGAGTGTAGCAGACATGACAAGGGCTAAAGGATTGAAGTCGTTGTTTAGAATGATTACGCCTCACTTAACTATTAAAGACATTCCTGCAGTTGTTGTTAACCATACATATAAAGAGATTGGTTTGTTTCCGAAAGATGTTGTGTCTGGTGGTACAGGTATTTACTACAGTGCCGACAACATTTACATTATTGGTAGGCAACAAGAAAAAACAGGTAAGGACCTAACAGGTTATAATTTTATTATTAATGTTGAAAAGTCTCGCTATGTAAGAGAGAAGTCTAAAATCCCTGTTGAAGTTTCCTTTGAGGGTGGCATTAGTAAGTGGTCTGGTTTGTTAGACATTGCAATAGAATCCGGACATGTAATTAAACCTTCTAATGGTTGGTATCAGAGAGTAGATATGTCTACAGGTGAAGCAGTTGATCCTAAAGTTAGAGCCAGCGACACTTACACCAAAGATTTTTGGTTGCCTATTTTGAAAGATGAAACATTCAGTAAATGGATTGAAAATAGGTATTTAATTTCTAGTGAGGCAGGTATTTTTAGAGATGAAGTTTCTGAAGAAGACATCGAAAAAGCATACGAAGAAGCCTGAGGGCACCTGTGATAGATGCCAAATAACTATTTGGCAAGGCGATAAAGCAATTTGTTTCCACACAGATACAGAAGAACTGTATTTGTGTGAAAACTGTATCAGTGAAATTTATGGAGAATACACTAAGGATTTATTGTAATGATTGAAAGAATTATTTTAGCAGAACTTTGTAAGGACGAGGAGTATACAAGAAAAGTTATTCCTTTTCTTAAGGCGGAGTACTTCTTTAATCCTGGTGAAAAAATCCTTTTTGAAAAAATTGAACAGCACGTTGTTAAATACAATTCTACTCCCGATACAAATGCTTTAGTTATTGCTGTACAGGAAGACAGGAAAGTAAGCGAGGCAGAACTAGCTGAGATAGAAGGTGTACTTAAAAATTTAAATACAGAAGACACAAACAGAGAATGGTTACTTAATGAGACAGAAAAGTTTTGTAAAGATAAAGCTCTTTATCTTGCTGTTATGGAAAGCATTAGTATTATTGATGGCAAGGACAAAAACAAACCTACATCTGCGCTTCCTTCTATCTTATCCGATGCTCTTGCGGTTGGGTTCGACACTAACATAGGACACGACTATATTAATGATGCTGAATCTCGATTTGAGTTTTACCATCGACTAGAAGAAAAACTTCCTTTTGATCTAGAAATGTTTAATGAGATTACAGAAGGAGGTTTAGTAAACAAAACACTAAACGTAGCTCTTGCAGGCACTGGTGTTGGTAAGTCTTTGTTTATGTGCCACATGGCAGGTAATTGTATCTCACAGGGTAAAAATGTCTTATACATAACATTAGAGATGTCTGAAGAAAGAATTGCTGAACGTATTGATGCTAATCTTATGAACATTCCAATACAGCAGTTGAAGGAACTTCCTAAGACAATGTTTGATGATAGGATTAAAAAACTAAACGAAAAAATTAACGGCAGACTTATTATTAAGGAATATCCGACAGCGTCTGCTAATGCTGGACACTTTAAGGCTCTATTAAATGAACTTAGACTCAAGAGAAATTTTAGTCCGGATATTATTTTTGTGGACTATCTTAACATTTGCAGCTCTAGTAGATATAGGGCAGGTACGTCAGCGAATAGTTACACAATTATTAAGGCAATCGCAGAAGAACTTAGAGGCCTCGCTGTAGAGTTTGATGTACCTCTTGTTACAGCTACACAAACAACAAGAGGCGGTTACAACAGCAGCGATGTAGAACTTACAGATACTTCGGAGTCGTTTGGTTTGCCTGCTACAGCAGACTTGATGTTTGCTCTTATAAGTACTGAGGACATAGAAAAACTTGGACAAGTAATGGTTAAACAATTAAAGAACCGTTACAGTGATCCGACAAGAAACAAGCGCTTTATGGTGGGTGTTGATAGGGCTAGAATGAAACTATACGATATTGAAGACCCACAAGCGGGATTACAGGATACAGGTGAAGATGAAGATCAAGGACCTGTATTTGATAAAGGCAGATTTGGAGCTGGCAAGTACGATGAAATTAACTTTTAATGAAGTAGATTTTGATATCTACGATGATGAATTTTCACTTAGGCATGGTGCCTTTGTAGAAAAAGATGTTAAACCAGAAAATGAATTCTTTTGGTTTGATTTAGATCCAATCGCTCTAAAAGAAGAAATTGATTCGCTTCGTTTAGAATTAGACATACAGACTAACATGACATTAGATGATGGACTTATGAATCATCTACATGCAAACTTTGTTCAGTGGCATGATCAAGCAGACGGTGAACGTAAGAAAAAATTGTCTACAATGAATGATGCAATTCATAAACTAGAACTTGCAAGAGCAGGACAACCTGACAGGTGGGGGTACATTAATGGACAAACAACATATCGTCTCCCAGAACATGCTTATGAAAGATTTACAATTAAAAGAAAGTTTGGACATCTTTATATGGGTTATACTCATGTAGGAAAGCATTTTGCAGAAATTGTACAAAGTGGAGACATACATATACCAGCAAATCAAATTGTGCCACAGTATTGGGCTAGATCAGATTTCTTTGTTTGGTTAGGTGATGATGTGACAGATGAGCAAGAAAAAGCCTGGTGGGAAAAAGCTCGGGAAACATATAAAAAGATGAAAGATAAAATGCCTTATGCCTTACACAATCCTAAATTAGCTGTTGGTTACATTCCTTTTGGAAAAATGACAAGAACAGACTGGACTAAGGAAGATTTTATCAATCACATGAAACCTTATAGTTATAAATAATTAGACTTCAATAGGAGGGCTAATTATGTCAGAAGAAGAAAAGAAATCTTCGTCTAATTTCCATCCTGCTGATAGCAATGGCGACGGCAAAGTCGACGCCGAAGAACATAAAATGTATATGGAGTTCAAGAGGAAGGAGCTTGAGGACCAAGATGCAATGCGAGACTCTCAGAGAAGCATGGCATGGTTCGCACTATTTGGCATGTTACTTTATCCTTTTGCTGTGGTAATTGCATCATTAGCAGGATTAGAACAGGCGCAAGAAACATTAGGCGACATGGCACCAACTTACTTTGTCGCAGTTGCTGGTATTGTAGCAGCATTTTTTGGTGCACAGGCATTTACTAAAAAGTAAATAGGTAATTATGGATATAATTAAAGATATAAGAAGAAGGCACGATGCCGGACGCTTACATGATGAGTACTCAACAGAGATGCCGGTACCTCATGTATATTTGAATG